AAACCTCAAAAAAGCCGCGGACAAATATCGCTGAATTAAATACGTTTTATCAGTAACTATGGACAATAACCTTAATGTTCTTGTGGAAGCCAAGAAGGAACTTTTGAATCAACTTTCGTCCACCATTTTGCCAAGTGCACTGGACTGCATGGACTCGCTCTACGCAGAATCCAAGGTGGAGACTCAGGGACGCAACACGCTCAAGGCGTTTCAAGAGAAACTCGCCAAGATCCCTCAGTGGAACAACTATCAGATCGATAGCGAGGTGGGAAAGTGTGTGGACAGGTGTGGTGGATGTCTGGACGAGATGACGGCGGCGTGCTTCGTGGCTACGGTCAAGATCATTTCGTCGGTCAGGCTCTCCAAGGATTCCCGCAAGGTGTCGCTGAAGATTCCCACCAACGACGTATTCGTTTTGGGCGTCTACACCAATGTCGCCAAGCGAATCTATGAGGACCCTTACATCTATCAGGAGGTGGTCAGCAGGAACGACCGCCGCAAGGATCTTCTCAAGCGAATGGACGGTGTGGTCGAGGAGACGGTCAAGGAGATGCTCCCGATCAATCAGATCCTGAAGACCTACCTGAACAAGAATGCGGTGGATGTGATGAATGGCGAACCCATGGAGCCCGAACCCGAGCCGGAGATGGAACCGGAGCCCGACATGTTCCCCGGCGATGGTGAGTTGCCGGTGGAGGACGAACCTGAAATATCAGAAGAGTCCATGGAACCCACGGAGCCCGCAGAACCCGAGGAACCTTCGTTGCCGATGCCAGAGGAGCCAGTCGAGGCGTCTCAGGAAGAGACCAAGAGTTTCACGTTCAACGACAAGATCATGAAGAGGGCACCCATGCCACAGATGGAGGAAGAGGAGGACTTTTCCATCAACCCCAGTGCGAACCGTTAAACATACTAAAATCTGCTTTATTTAATAATGATCAGTGATTCGCTTAAAAATCCTTTGGTCGCGGCATTGGTCGGTGCAGTCATCACAATGGCCTATATCCAGTTGGTGGCACGTCTCAATCGCGAGGCGCCTCCCAGGAATGCCGACATGATCAAGCCAGCAATTCTGAATGCCATCTTGGTGGGCACGATAGTCTATCTCGGAATCTCTCAGCGCGAGGAGATCTACGAAACACCTTTTCCAGAAGTTAGTCGCGGTATGTAGTTAAAGATTTTAGTCTAATTAAATAATACTATGGCCAGCGTAGATACATTCAACGAGCTTCTTTTACAGTTTGTGGATGAGTTGGCTCACACGTTCCCAGAGAACACCATTGTGAAGACCTACAGGAATACGGTCGGCATGCTGATCAAGAAGGACCCTGGTGTCTGCCTGGAAACGTTTATGAAGAATGTGAAACCCCATGAAGATCTCATTCGCAATCAAGACGAGCGCATCTTCGAGGAACTTTCACGTAGCTATGGAATTTTGAAGACGCTCGACCTCGAGTCTATGTGGAAGTCTGAACTTTCGGACAACAGCCGGTCAGCAATCTGGCAATACGTCCAGGGACTCTACGTCCTCGGAAACAACGTCGGCGAGGATGAGATTCAGGCGTCCCGTCAAACCAACATGGACTTTTCGCCGGAGAAGATCAACCAGATGTTTGCACCCCAGGGACCGGATGGACAGGAGAATCCACTGGCCGGTCTGCTCGGAAATCTGATGAAGCCTGAGATTATGGAGGAGATGACGTCCAAGGTTGAAAAGGAGTTCGGTGACGGTCAGGGTGGTCTTGACGAGAACAAGATCATGCAGGCACTTGGACCGATGATGGGCAACCTGACCAAGATTCTTCAGCAGCCACCGCAGTGAAAAAATTAACTAGTCAATAAATAAGAATGGAACAACCGTGGTTTAGAAATCCATCGCACTTGTTTGCCAAGAACAAGGTGCTGATCTTTTGGCCTTTGGCTAAGCAGACCCCCGTGGAGAGGCTCAACGCCGCCACTCGGTTCATCCTCTACACCATGGCGATCCTTTATGTGATTAACCGTGACATCAGGGTCATTTACCTGGGTCTCACAGTTATTATGGTGATGGCGTCCATGTTTTTGGCGGGTGGCATCAAGGAAGCCATGAGGCCCGCTTCGTTCGAGAATGAGGGCGCACGCTTTAACGCAACCACCCCAGGGCAGGCATGTGAACAGCCGACCAAGGAAAATCCGATGGCCAACGTGCTTCTCTCGGATTACACAGACAACCCGAAGCGCCCGGCGGCGTGCTATTACCCGACCGTCAAGGACAAGGTGAAGAAGTTCCTGAACGAAGGCACACCCACGGATCAGGCGGACGTCTATTCGAGCCGCAATCAGTCATTCCGTGCCTTTTACAGCATGCCGTCCACGACCATCCCCAATGATCAGAGTGCCTTCCTTCGCTCCGCCTACGCCCCGTTGGTGAACAAGGTCTGCAGGGACAACGGTGACGCGTGCTACCCCAACGACGCTTCCATGTTTGGTCAGTCCAGGATGCCCGAACTTCAGCAGCTCAGAGGCACTTTCGGCGGCAGCACTTAAAATCTCCGGTGATAGTAATATGGCTTATCAGCTCAACACATCAAAGGTCCTTTTGGATGCCGAGAGTCTGCCAGTGGATTGCGCCTACGATCATGTGATCGCGCCTCCGGTGGTCAGCAACCTCAACTACGCCGGCTCGGGTCGTGCCTCGACGCCCATCTACGGGACGGCTCCCTACATGGCGGGCAAAGGTGCTCCTGGCAACCTGATCCTGGTCGAGGACATGCTCCGCCCTCAGTCCACCACCTTCTTCAAGAAGGGCTATGCGGGTCGGGCTTTTGACTTTCCCTCCAAGGACATGTCGTGCTCGGTGCCGCTCCGGACCCGGTCGTGGGATCCCACGAGCAGCCGGGCAGATGTTCAGAACGTTCTTTTTGAGCGTAGATACAAGTGATTTTTAAAATCTGCTCTAGTTTTAATATGGACCCATTGAGTCTTGTGGCCTTGTTAGGGATTGCTGTGGCAGGTCGTCAAATTGCCAGCAGTGACCGCAAAGAAGGTTTTACTCCAGCACCCGTTCCGAACCGAGAGACGCAACAAATGCCGTTTTTTGGTAACAACGTGAATACTCCAACCCAGGAATTGACAGCCGTGACGGATCTGTTCACGGGAACGTTCAACCCGAATAATCCGATGGGTGGTGTCATCAACCCCAAGAAGGAGGTCGTGGCGACGCTTCAGGATACGGCGCCGAATTCTCAGTTCCCCTTTGGTCAGCCCGTCTACAATCTTTATGACCGTCAGAATGTCTCGAGTCGCATGAACAATCTGTCGTCGGCCGAACGCAGATTCGTCGGTCCCGGTCTTGGCGTCCCAGCCAGCGTTCCCGCCTATGGTGGCTATCAGCAGCAGTTCCGCGTGATGCCCAACAACGTCGGTGCATACAAGCTCACAACCCTTCCCGGTCGCTCGGGTCCCGCCAAGGACTTTGTGGGTCGTGGGTCGGAGCGTCTCACCGTCACTCAGAATCGTCCTCAGAAGACCTACCAGCTCTTGGGTGCAGAGGGCAAGCGTCCATTGGAACGGGGTCGCGCCCAGGGACAGGGTGGCATGCTCACCGGTCAGCGCGAACGCGAGCAGTATGTGAAGACCCAGCGTCCCACTATCCGCTCGGAGACCTCGACCCGCATGGACGGTCTCGAGTTTGGCGCGGCTAAGAAGTTCGTTTCTGCGGGAACTCTTCAGGAGGCTCCGACCCGAAACAAAGCGAACTTCGCGGCGAGGATCAACGACGTGGCGGCTCCGGGCATTCACTCATTCGAGGGAGCCTACCAGAATACCCAGAAGACCATCCTTCTGCGTCCCGCCGACCGCGGAAACAAGGGCTACACGCCTCCGGGTGGTCGCATGAACGTCCGCGGGAGTGCCACCCAGGCTCAGGGTGCCACCACACACACTCGCGATAGCGCTTCGACCGTTATCGAGGGAGGTGCCGGGAATCAGTATCTCGGTCAGAATTACGATATCACTTGGAAGCAGAACAACAATGCCTACAAGGGAAATGCAGATTTCAGAACCAAACAACTGGGCCTCGCCGTCAAGCAGTTGGACAACAATCCGTTCGCTCTTTCTCTGGCTCAGCACTAAACGTCATAGATCCTACATTCTAGAGCATGGGGTTCTTCCTTACAGAACATCTCCATGGCATCCAGTTTGTTCTCTTGTTCACGAACCCGTTGATCGTGAAGACGAGAATATAGCTCTTCATGTTCCATCCAGTCGTGGACGTACTTTTGTGGATTTTCAATCATCCGTTTGGTGGGTCTTTTCAGTTCGGTGCGCTTCTTGAACATGTACGGCGACACGTTCCTGAACAAGCAACTGTAGTAGAGCATATTTAAAAATAAAAGTCATTATATTTTTAAGTATGAGACACGAGACGATCGCCATGGAAGTTTCGCCCTTGGAGTTCGAGGGTATCAGGGTTGTAGACTTCGACGCCCAGGTGGATGACGATGAAAAAATGGTGATCGTCACGATGTCCAGATACTTCATTGGGGACCTCCATGATGAATGCGTCAAGAAGATCAAGAAGATGTTCGAAGGCTACAGGGTTAAAACTAACATGAGAATGTAATTCAAGATGATTGAGACAACTACGATTGAGGTACCAGTGAACCCCTTCCACTTTGATGGGATGCGAAGTATTGAAATACCCATCAATGTGGATCACAAGGAACAAATGATCTACGTTGATTTTATGTCAAACCAGGGGACTCAAATTATGAAGGATTTCCTTTCAGAGGTAGGTCACCAGTTTCCTGGCTATGATATTAGGGTAGCCAGGCTTGACCGGTAAGCACAGCCTTTGCATACTTTGTGGCAATCATAGAATGAATCATCGGCCAGTCCATGACGTTACTGGCGGTGACAGACAAGCCAAATGGATTTGAGTTTACGTACTTGACAAACTCCTTGCCGTTTTTTTGAGAATCAGGTGAAGTGTAAGACTCCATCTTTTCAAAAGAACCCTTGAGCCACTGAACATGCTTTTCGTCGTTGGGATCAAATCGGTCCATCGTTATTAATTGAATATGTTTTTATGTCTTTAATTAGTAGTATGAGTTCCATTGATAACTCCTTAGAGGGGGGAGGAAGTGCGTCGGCTTCAGGGAAGAAGGGCGTCATCCAATTGAGTGATGGAAATTTCAACCTGACTTCGAACAAAGAACTTAAGTCCGATCCAGCAACCGGAACCATCACCACGACAGGTTTGACGACCACAGGAACTGTCTTTGCTGCAACCATATCGACATCTAATCTGGTGGCAGATACAGTCACAGAATTGACCGTTGTTGGCGATGCATCCATTACTGGGAATGCCGTTGTAGACGGAACGATTAACACAAATAATCTTTCTGTAACAGATGATGTTCTTATTACTGGAAATTTAAGTGTTTCTGGTGGAGTTGTAACTATAACTTCAACTAGCACAGAATCATTTGCACTGAATGTTCAAAATGCAGGCACCGGTCCTGCTATTGTAGCAAATCAAACAGGACTTCAGCCAGTCGTGGATTTTCAGGATGAAGGTGATAGTGTGTTTTTCATTTCTGGTGGTGAAGGAAGTCACCCATCTGCATACGTAGGTATAGGCACAACTACACCAAATAAGAAATTGGACGTTGTCGGAGAAATTCGAGGTACTAACTTGACAGCGACAGGGACGCTTTCGGTCGGAGGTTCACTTACAGGACCATCTTTGACGGTCTCGGGACAGGTTCGGGGAGCAACCATTTCATCCACGGGAAATGTAAACGCAACGGGAAATGTTGTCGCCACAGGTTCGCTTACGGGAGCATCTGCGACAGTTTCAGGACAGGTTCAAGGAGCGACCATTTTGTCAACAGGTTCGCTTACGGGAGCATCTGCGACAGTTTCAGGACAGGTTCAAGGAGCGACCATTTTGTCAACAGGTTCGCTTACGGGAGCGTCTGCTACCGTCTCGGGACAGGTACAGGGAGCGACCATTTTGTCAACAGGTTCGCTTACGGGAGCGTCTGCTACCGTCTCGGGA